CCTACGTCAACTTGGGTAGACATTAAAGTAGATAATTAATATTCTAACAAAACTATTGACAATGATTAAAATATATATATAATGATAGAGAAAGAATCATTTGTCATATAGTTCTCCTTTCCATCTGTCCTGGCAGAGACACCGTGCGTTACCCAGGATTAATTTGTAACGCAAAATTCCCTCCCAAGTGCCGGGGGTCTCCCCGCGATCTCCGGCACAATATTATACGGAGATATCATGCTTAAGAAATTTTACAGAAAGTCTTCGGGAAGAAAAGAATGGGCACTTGTTAGCATTAAAGATCCTAGTAAAGTTCTTCGGTGGTATGGCCAAGAAAAGCCCTCCGTAGATTCGGTATCCAAGGACGAACAAAGAATAGGATACTTCAAACATCAAAAAGGCAAGTAAATGGGTTATCAAGCAGGACTTCCGGCCAAAAGTGAAAATCTTGAACAACGTCTATTGTTTGAAGAGTACGTTTCTATGGGGTCTAGTCGTTCACTAAAAAAACTAATGGAACACACGAAGCGTTCATGGAAAACTGTCCAAGCTTGGTCTATTCGTTTTAAGTGGAACATCAAGGCAAGAGAGCGTGACAAAGAACTCATGGAAACTATCGGAATGGAAACTCCGAGAGAGAACGTTGAGCGTCGTAAACTTTCCCTTGACATTGTAAATAAAATGATTGCAGATATTGCTATTTTGGATGATGCTGGAGAGGTTGTAGATACAAAGATTAAGGCAAAGAGTGTGCTAGATCTCCGAACCCTCATTGACGTACGAGATGAAATCCTCGGCGTAAAAGAGCGCATGGAGAAAAATTCTAAACAAAACAATCAAACTAATATTGATAAGGCAATCTTTATCATAAAGAAGTAGAGTGTATAATGGGATTTGAACGTGTTTACGATTACAGTGATGTGCCAACGATTAGAAAGTTTAATGAATCTGCTAAGCCGTTCAGATTGTTAATGGGACCGTTCGGATCAGGAAAATCAAGTGGTTGCGTTGCTGAGATCATAGATATTGCCATGAAACAGCAACCGTCGCCAGATGGGATAAGACGCACAAAATGGGCCGTAGTTAGAAATACGTATCGTCAGTTGATCGACACTACCCAAGCAACATTTTTCTATTGGCTTCCTCCTGGACTTTTCGGAACATTCAATATCACAAAGCAAGAATACATAATCAATAAAATTCCAATGGAAGACGGTACAAAAGTAGAGATTATTGTCATATTCCGAGCATTAGACAAAGACGAAGATGTGCGAAACCTTCTGTCTCTGGAATTAACAGGTGCATGGTTTAATGAAGTTCGTGAAATATCAAAATTTATCGTAGATCATACTGCCGGTAGATGTAAACGATACCCGAAAGATGTTCCTATTACATGGACAGGAGTAATCGCAGACACAAACCCTCCTGACCAGCACTCATGGATATTTAAATTCTTTGAAGAAACTGTTCCGAAAGATGAAAAAAATGAAGGTCTTGCAGAGAGATATGAAATATTTAAGCAACCTTCGGGGAGATCTCCATATGCGGAAAATCTAATAGGACTTGGGAATGGTAACAAAGAAACTGGTAGAAAATATTATACAGAATTAGCCATTGGTAAAGACGATGAATTTATTAAAGTTTACGTAGATGGTGAATACGGATATGTACGAGACGGAAAGCCGGTCTACGCAAATTACATGGATTCAGTTCATTGTGCAGAGAAAGATATAGAACCAACAAAAGGATACCCAATTATATGCGGATTCGACTTTGGGCTTACTCCTGGATGTGTAATGTCGCAATATCTTCCGAATGGAAAGCTGGTAATTCTTAAAGAATTCTGGGAAGATAATACAGGCCTACGTACATTTGTAAAAGAAATTGTAAAGCCATATCTTTCGTCGAAATACAGAGGATTTGAAGTTGTGTGTACTGGTGATCCTGCCGGAATGAAGCGCAATGATTCAGATGAACGCAACTGTTTTATAGAGCTTAGAAACCAGGGCTTCCCCGCGACTCCAGCCTCTACCAATTCTCTTCTTGCTCGCATTAATGCAGTAGATTCATTTCTCACCAAAATGGTAGAAGGAAAGCCAGCCTTTCAATTATCACCTTCATGCGAAATGTTACGCAGGGGATTTATCGGAGAATATAAACTACATGCTTTCAAGGGGATTAGCGAACGCTACTCAGAGGTTCCGCTTAAAAACGAGTATTCTCATATTCATGATGCATTGCAATATGTTGCGTTGCTAGCAGATAGGGGTGGGGTACAGGGGGCGAGAGGTATTTCTGGTTCACGCTATGAAACTCCTTCTATTATATTAAAACCAAAAACAATGTTTGCTTGGACATAAGGATTAAACATGCAAGTTGAATTCAATCAATCAAAGCTAGACGAAATGAAACAAAAAGAAGAGGGCATACCTTCTTCAGATATTAATATAAAAGATGATAGCTTGATAGTTTCCTATCTTGATAATTGTTGGGAAGAAGCTAGAAAAGCAAAAGAAGATCATGCTGAGATCCAAGTTTTAGCAAATATGCGTCAAATTGATGGTACTTACGATCCTGAAAAGCTTTCTGCTATTCGTGAAATCGGTGGATCTGAAGTGTTTATGATGATCACAAATGCTAAATGTAAAAACGCAGCAAACTGGATTGACGAACTTATTTTTCAGCCTAATGTAAAACCGTACGACATTGCACCAACACCAATTCCCGAACTCCCAGAATACGTAATGGAGGAAATCTTTAAAGAAGCTATTATGGGCATTATTCCTGTTCTCGCAAAAGAGGCGCAAGAGTCGGGAGTTGCCCCAAACAATCAAGCGATAATGAGCAAAGTGGCTGAGATACTTCCAAAAATTCAAGACAATCTCAAAGACATTGCTTATGAAAAAGCGGTAAAACTTGCAGAAACAATTACACGAGAAGTAGACGATAAACTTATTGAAGGTGGTTGGTATTCGGCGCTAAAGAAAACAATTCCAAACGTAATAATGCATACTGGTTTTATGTCAGGACCAACTCCTCGCAAACGTTCAACAATTAAGATTCGCCCAGAAGCTTCTGGCAAATTAGTTCCTCATATAGTAGAAGATGTAATTCCAACATGGGAATCTTGCAACCCTCTCAATATCTACCCCGCTCCAGACTCAACAGACATTAATGATGGATATCTTTTCGAGCGTATCAAGCTTACTCCTATGATGCTCCAAGAGCTTATAGGTGTGCCTTCTTACGATGAAGATGAAATTCGCTCGGTACTTGACGAAATAAAGGAAGGTAAGTTGGGAGATTGGCTAAGCGTTGATCAAGACAAGGCAGACATTGTTGATGCTCCGTCTCCCGTGGCCTACGATTCCAAGAAGGTAGATTGTTTAAAATTTTGTGGATCAGTGTGCGGTGAAGAAATTCTCTCCTGGAGTGATTCGGTTAAGGATCAAAACGGTGACAAGATAGACAAGATTCTTTATTATAATATTATCGCATATAAGATAGGATCTCACGTTATTTCAATACAGTTTAACACAGATCCTCTTGGAAGAAAGCCATATTACAAGGCATCGTTTGAAGAGCTAGATGGATCGTTTTGGGGCAAAGGACTTCCCCAGGTCATCAGCGATGTTCAGAATGTGTGTAATGCAATGGCTCGCGCTATTGTGAATAACGCTGCAATGGGTTCAGGGCCACAGGTTGAGCGGAATATTGATAGAATCCCCCCTGCTGCGAGAGCTGACAATGTTCTTGTGCCTTGGAAAGTGTGGGATTCTACGAGTGATATGATGGCATCAAATGCACCTGCACTTAAATTCTACCAACCTCCTATGGTGGTAGAGAGATTGATGGGAGTATATGTACAGTTCTCCAAGATTGCTGATGAACATTCCGGAGTTCCGGCGTATGCCCACGGGGATACGGCAGTTGGGGGAGCCGGAAACACAGCGAGTGGCCTATCAATGCTCATGGGTTCAGCAGCCCGTGGTATCAAAGCAATCATCAAGGCAATTGACGAGAAAATTATCAAACAGTCAGTAGAGCGCCAATATCATTGGCTTACAGAGCGAAACGAATTCTACGGAATGATATGCGACTATCAGATTGTATCTGGTGGAACTATGGCGGCACTAGCAAGAGAACAGATGTCTGCGCGTAGAATTGAATTCATGAACGCCACAGCTAACCCAATTGATGTACAAATCATGGGTACAGAAGGCCGAAAGTATGTACTTTCTGAAACTGCGGAATCAATCAACATGAATTTAGATAAATACATTAAAAAGCAAGAAGTTAATCAAACAAATCAACAACAAGAACAAGGACAGCCTGGACTTGCTGCCACTGGGGCATCTGCTAAAACGCTTGATGTTGCAGGAAATCCTGTTGTTGGACAAGACTTTAAGCAATAATAGGAGGAAATATGGCAGCAAATACAGTTACTTCAAAAACAGGAACGGTTACGGCGGTATCTGGTGACACGAGTTTTCTTTTGACTCAAAAGGTGAATAACCCTGAAGGGGTTGTTCTTTATGTTAAATATACAAAGGGAACTTCTACGTCACTTACGATTACCTTTGATGTGTTACGACCAGATCTACACGCAACTGATAAGTACAATATTATCACAATGAATGGTGACACTGTCGGAGCATATACATTTACAATTTCAGTAACCGGTAACTATAGAATTCCGATTGCTGTTGCTCCGACAGAAACTACTGTATATGTCAATATGGCAATTACGGCAACCGCAACATCTGCTGTCGTGGTGGCTGACCTTTGCGAATACTAAGGAGGAGCTATGTTTAACAATTTCTTTACAATTCCAAATACGGGAATTAATACTGTAGCATACAAAGGAGATTTAGACTGCTCTTCTAACCCCAACTATCCGGCAGCAAATTCGGGAGATTATTACGTTGTTTCTGTTGCTGGAAAAATTGGTGGTGCAAGCGGAATTGTCGTTACCGCAGGAGATCAGATTATTTGCAAGGTGGATGGTAGCGCGTCTGGCACTCAGGCTGCTGTGGGGGCGAATTGGTCTGTCATCCAGACTAATATAGATCTTACGGACCCTGGAGCAATTGGGGGGGTAGTTCCCGCCTATGGCCGCTTCTCCCCCCTCGTCGCCAAGGGTCCGGCGATTGTCAATACGGGCTTCGTCGGCACTCTGACCGCGGCGGCGTCAACCAGCGTGACGTTTTCCAGCGCGGCGGATGCAATTCTGTGCGGGTATTCAGCGACTGCTCCCGTGCTTGGCGGAACGCTGATCAGCAATGGATTTACCCGCTATATCGTAAGCTGGACGAACTCCACTACCGCCGTGGTGGATTCCGCTGTGACCTGGGCGGGGACGGCGATTACGAGTGTGCAGTTGCCGGTTGCTGTGATGGTGAATAGTGCAGGGGGGATATTGGGGTATGTAAGAGGGGACGGTGCGCTTACCCTTGAAAACTCAACGCCTCGGTACTATCTTGAAGCTACCGGATCAAGAAAATTCTATTTTAGTGCCACAAATATTCTGGCGTCATTCGGATCGAGGGCGTCAAGTGATACAGTCGATGTTAACGCTATTAGTTACGATGCAAGCTCCAACATCCTCCTCGGCGGCGTCACCGCAGCAGGCACCTCCGCAGTGAAGGTATTGGGCCAAGGCGAAGGCACTCGCCCAACAACCTCTCCTGCCGATATGTATCAGATTTGGTCTGAGAATGTCAACGGTGTTGCTGGAACGAATCGGATGCATGAGCGAACGGAGACCGGAATCGTCAGTCCGGTCGCCTTGCAGACTGAGGTTGATGCGGCTATAAATCCCAAGGCCATGTCCCAGGGAATTGCGCTGACCGCTGCGGTGAGTGGGTCAAATGGAATTCAGGTTGCGGATAATGATAACCTGGATTTTGGGACCGGCAACTTTACCCTGGTATGGAAAGGGAGTTTGCCGGATTGGACTCCTGGTACGGCTGGGTATTTATTATACAAGGTGAAAGATGCTGACAACAGGAATGGTTTTTTATATATTAACACAGATGGAACCCTTACAACTTTTCTTCGTGCAGCAGGGACCACATTCGTGTCGGTTAGTTCAGGAGTAAATAGCTTTACAAATGGAACTGTACACGAAATATCTGCCGTTGTAACGAGGGAAACTTCGTCCGCCGCTGGAAGTGTCCGGTATTATTTTGATGGCGTGGCTTTTGGATCACCGATAGCAATTACGGCAGCTTCCCCAACAAGCGCGTCAAACTCTGGTGCTTTGTATATCGCTGGAGATTCGGCTTCCCGACTTTCCTCCACTGTCCACCACGCCTACACCTTCAACCGCGCTCTCACCGCCGCAGAGGTTAAGGATCTGTATTTAAACGGGGTGGCTGAGAGTGATAAATGGGGGAGTCAGGCGGCGGTTTATACGAGTAATTTTAGTGCGGGAGTTGATTCGTGGGGTCAGTATGATGGAGCTGTTTTAGCTGGAAATGTTGACAGTATTGGTGGAGAGGACGATTGGCTGTCGTTCTATGCGTCCGCAACTACCTCTCCACACGCCGCAAAATCTGCTGATAACCAGCTTACAGTAGGGATGCGGTATCGAGCCGATCTACGTTATTATCTACCGGCAAACACCCATGTTGATGGGTTAAACGTCGCCTTAACGCCGGTCATTTCTCCTGCCATCGGAGTAGCAACGAATGTATCTGTGACGTTTGTTGCGGATAGAACGTATTTATTGATAAATTTAACAGATGGCGGGGCAACATCATTTTTAGGATCAGGAGCAGGGGATGATCTTTTATATATCAAAAATGTTACTCTAACCAAACTCGGCGCAACCCTCGCTCTCGAACCCGAAGGCATCCAGCCCGCACCTGGGCAGTGGCTTGATTCATCCAGCAACCATCTTGACGCATTGATGCCAGTCGTCGGAGCAAGTAATACTCGTGCAATCAGAGACGGATGGATGTCGTTCACAACTGGTGCAACTTCTCAGTATATTCACGGCGGAACGACCAGAGCAATTCTTCCTCCTGCAAATGCTTGGATTGATGAGATCTATGCCTACAGCACAGGAACGCCGACCTTTACCCTAGGAGACTCCTCTACTGGCGGATCAACAGACACACTTACGGATGCAGTAACGCTAACCGCATCAACCTGGACTAAACTCGTGCTGAAAAAGAACTCCACAACTGCTGATGATATCTATGTTGCCTTTACAGCGGATGGCGCGGCAACCCAGTTTAAGGTAAGGTACCATAAAATCAATCTGTAATATAAGGAGGCTATTATGGCCGGAGTAAATACAAGTAACAGAAGTGGTGGTAATATCGGAGTTATCCAGGCTTCATTTAAATCACCTTCAGCATCTACCGGATCTTTCCATGCATTCGGATTCTATGAAGCCCCGGCGGCGGAAGCAGTTCTAACAAATGCTTCAGCTGCACAAACTCTCGGGTCTGCGAATAATGCATATTCAGCTAATGTATTTATTGTCGCAAAAGAAGCAGGAGCGGCATCGGGCGGAAGCACAGGAACGGCAAAGATTACAATTACTGGCACAAGTATCACAACCGCAGGAGTAAGAGCAGCCGGGGATTCGGAGATTCTTGTTGCTGATGTTACCGCTCTAACAACAAATCAGTTTGTAGAATCAGCAAAAATGTGGATTGGACAGGTGACATTGACGCTCGCAACAACAGGAGACCGCACAACATTCAATGCTAGCTTTAACTACGGACTCGCCTCTGTTGTTCATTTTTGGGAACGTGCTGTGGTAATTAATCAGTTTGAAGCAACTGGCCGGGCAGGGGCAACAGATACCGGATTCAATATTCAGCTTCTCAAACACTCTTCCGCCGGTTGGACATATTCAGCAGCAGCATTTGTTCCCGGCGGAACGGCTATTCTCGATATGAATGTTGATGCAAATACTGAAAAGAATATTACTTCAGGGAAAAGATTCCACTATCATCGCAAAGGAATGACAACAGCGATTAATGGGATTGCTGGGCTTGAGGGTGTGATCGTTAGAATTACAACCGGAGCCAATAACGCAGTCGAATCAATGGATATGAGAATACAATACTCATTTACCTAAAAGGAGGTAATCATGTATACACCATTTGAGCATCAAGGAAGTATAGAGATTGCGACCCACGCAAAGCTTGATAAAATTATCATAGAAGAATCAGACGTAACAATACAATATCTTGAAGGTTATGAAATTGAAGGAGAGTTTATATCGTTAGGGGCAAGTCACATTTCCGTTACTCCAGAAGTTTATGGATCATATGAAACTCCTAAAGATGCTCTGATCGCTACACTGAACAAGCAAAATGAAAGCGAAATTGCCATACAATAAAATAAACTAACAAGGCGGAATTATGGAAACTCAAAATAATGATACTACAACTAAAGTTAGATTCGATCTGTGGCTAGTTCTTGCTTTCTTATTGCTACTTGGCGCTATTGTTGCAGGACACATAATTACCGTTCAGGCGGACGACAGGGAAAAGCAGGCAGAGACATGTGCAATGCTCAATGAAACTATTGTGCGGACAGCAGTATTAGAAGAACAATTCAAAAGTATAGATTATAGTCTTAAACTTCTTGTGCAAGCTGCCGCAATAAAAAAATAAATATTGACGTATTAAAATATATGTAATAAACTATATGAAATTAGAACAAAAATACGTAATAAACTATATATACGTTTTTCCTTGGTGTTTAGAGCGAATGGATATATGTTGCAAATGTAAAGGAAAATGTTCTAATAGATTAGAAAGAGAGAATTGCGATGTTGACGATACTTTCAGGAATATTCGGCGGACTTTTGAGGCTAGCTCCTGAGTTATTTAAATGGCTAAATGCAAAAGAAGATCACAAGCATGAACTTGCCCTACAGGACAAAGCTATTGAATTTCAAAGACTTCGTGGCAGCCAAAAGCTAGACGAGATACATGCTCAAGGTGATGCTGATTGGAATATTGGGGCAATTTCTGCACTTAAATCTGCAATCGAAGGACAAGATAAACCTTCTGGAATCAAATGGATTGATGGACTTTCTAAACTTATCCGACCAGCAATAACAATTCAATGGGTAATGATTCTTTATCCGGGGGTTATTGTTGCGTCGTTTTGTTTGGCGGTGTCTAATGGAGAAAATCCACTTGTCGCACTTGTTCAATGTTTCGGAGAAACAGAACGAGCTATCGTAGCATTTATTATAGACTTCTGGTTCATTGGTCGTATTTTAGATAAGGGTAGAAAATAATGACTCCAGTGGAGATAGCTGCTTTGATTGCTGAACCATTTGAAGGTTTTAAAAGTTATCCATATTTATGTCCGGCAGGAATTCCAACTATAGGAATCGGTACAACTAGATATCCAAATGACAAAAGGGTTACGTTAAAAGATTCTCCTGTCACATATAGCCAAGCAAAAGAATTCATGTATTACGAATTAGAGCAATGCCAAAAAGGAGTGTTAAGATGCTGTCCAATGTTATCCGGAAATACTCTTGGAGCAATAATTGACTTTACATATAATCTTGGGGTTGGGAGGTTACAAGCATCGACACTTAAAAGACGACTTAACGAACAGGATATCGAATCTGCTAAACAGGAACTTTTAAAATGGGTATGGGCTGGTGGCAGAAAATTAAACGGACTTGTTGCAAGAAGAAAAATTGAATCGATCTATTTAACATAAGAGGCAATAATGATTCCTTTAGATAAACAAGAACTTCAAACAATAGTAATACTAAAGAGAGTGCCAGAATTTAAGCAGTTTATTGATATCCTGAATAAATCACTCAATGCATTATCTCTTAAAAACGCAACAGTTAATGATGAAATTCTTGTAAGATGGAATCAGGGAAGAATACAAGAACTATTAGATATTACAAAACAAATTAAAAGTGCTGACGAAGAACTTCATAGCGTTTCAAAGGAAGCTCGTAAGTATGTAGTATAACTTATAATGACCAGAATCCACTGTGGATACAGATGCTCTGGCAATAAAAAATGGGAAAACGCTCGACGCTCCCGGAGGTAAATATGGCGAAGAAACGATCTACAAATGTTGAAGAGGCTGCAAGGTTGGCAGATGAACTTATTGCTGCACAAGCTGCACGAAAGGCGGAAAGTAATTCTCAGGAAGATGGTGACATTAAAGAGAGTCAGAAGCTTGAAGACAATGATGATTTGAACATTGCTCAAGACGAAAACATATCAACAGAAGATACCAGCATTTCTGATGATTACGATCTGTCTAGTATCGAAGATTCAACAGTTGTTGAAAATGCAAATAGCGATAGCGATAAAAGGATTAAGGAGCTTGAACATAAATACAGTGTCCTACAGGGAAAGTACAGCGCTGAAACTGAAAGGTTGACGCAATTGCTCTCCACCACTATGGAAGAACTGCAAAGGTTGAGAGTTCAAATAGAGGATGTTCCTAGTAAAAAAGACGATCTCTCTGACGATGAATCTGGGGTTGAAAATCTTAAAGAACAATTTCCCGCACTCTATAAATCCTTTTTATCTCTCGCTAGGTCAGAAGCAAAAAACGAAGTAACTAAAGCAACAAAAGGAACAGCAGAAAAAGTTGACACTATCATGAGGCAATCAGAAGATGAGCGCCTTAATATGTATTACGGTAGGCTTAAAGAAATTGTTCCTGCTTGGGAAAAAATTAACAGCCATCCGGTATTTCTTAAATGGCTTTCGGAAATGGACGAATTTAGCGGTACACAAAGAAAGGTTCTTCTACAATCAGCATTTGGCAGGAGGGACCCGGTTGTTACTGCAAAATTCTTCAACGCGTTTATTAAGGAAAAGGGAATTAAGGTAAAAGAGAAGTCAACTATTGCTGACAATATTGCTCCAGGCTCTACCGGATCAAATATTTCAAATCCATCAGCAAGAAATAATTCTACCAAAATTCCTCGATCAGAAATTTCAAAATTTTACCAGGACAAAATTCAAGGACGGCTTTCCAATATGTCTGAAGCTGATATTGCAAAACAAGAAGCAAGATATTTTCAAGCAGTTCGAGAAGGTAGAGTAATTTAGTCCTATATATTAGGAGGTTATTATGTCTGTAGCTCGTGTGGCAGGAATGCCTGATTATACAAATGATGGAGCTAGTCGCTTTATCCCGGAGATCTGGTTTCGCTAAGTGGCCAGAATTAAACAGGATTTTAATAACGGGAACGCTTAACGCCAACCCGATGCAAGCGCAAACTTAACGGAGGCTTTAAAAGATAATGTTAAGTGAAAAATACATGGCTGGTTTTATAGACGCTGATGGATGTTTAGGAGTTAGATGTAGAATAGGTGCAAGGCCTGATTTAATTTTTGAAATTGCACAACATGAAAAATTTGCATTTGTAACTCTTAAACCTATGATGGATGAATTCGGCGGGCAGGTTAGAACGGTATTGGAAAAATACAAATCTCTTTCAATGAGGTGCGGACCTGCTAGAAAATTATTTGAACGACTAGCCAAGTATATGGTAATTAAACATGATATAGCATTGCAATATATGGACTTTGTTGATCATGCTGAAGTTATCGATAATAAGCAACAACTTGATCTTTATAGAAATATTGTTAAAGAAATCAGAAAGAAAGGGAGAACGTCGCCCGTTCCCAACTATCCATCAAGAAAATGGTTAGCTGGTTATTTTGACGGAGATGGTAGTTTTTCTGCGAGTGTTAAAGGAGACCGATCATATTCATATCCTGTAGCAGAAATTCTTTCAGCGCCACATTATTCTTCTGGTATAGAATTAATACAGAAAGCTTTTGGTGGTGTAATATACACCGGCAAGGACGGTAGTAAGACCTGGAAGCTAGCTCTTACCGATCCAAGTAAATGCATATTCTTTCTTGATTTTTTTGCAAAACATTTAGTAGAGAAAAAAGCACAAGCTTATTTTTTATTGGGGTGTGCTCATGGTGGAAACTTCCGAGACGGGAAAAACATCAGAGAAAAAATGTTAACACTCCACGCGCAGCAGCACAGACTGAGCAATCCTGAGCAGGTAGCCGCTGATTATGTTAAGGAAATTAATTTTAATATTCCTAAACAAAAAGTTGGCAGACCAGCTAAACGACAGTCGAATTCTTAATAATAAGAATTGCAGGGAAACTTCAAGAGAAGTTCTATCTGTCTACCGTTTGGGCAGCGATTAGCAACACTAATTACGAAGGCGAGATTAAGGATCAGGGTGATACGGTTATTATCCGCAGCACTCCTACCCTCGCTATTAACGATTATTCCAAGGGCCAGAAGCTTAATTATGAGCGTCCTGAGTCCACGGCTCTTGAGCTGTTGATTGACAAGGGCAAGTATTTTGGCTTCACTTGCGATGATATTGACGCTTATCAGTCTGACATTAAGCTGATGAATCAGTTCTCTAATGATGCATCCGAGCAGATGAAGATCGCCATTGACTCCAATGTGCTCGATACAGTTTCTACCTCATCTGATTTGGTTGCTGCTAACAAGGGCGCAACGGCTGGCGCAATTTCTTCGTCCTACAATCTTGGTGCTTCTGGCGCTCCTGTTCAGATTACCAAGACTAACGTTCTTGAGTACATCATTGACTGTGGTTCAATCCTTGATGAGCAGAACGTTCCGGAGTCTGGGCGTTGGATGGTCATTCCTTCGTGGTTTGCAAATTTGATCAAGAAGTCTGATCTTAAGGATGCTTCTATGACTGGCGAAGGTACGTCTGTTCTTCGTAATGGCCGCATTGGAATGATCGATAGGTTTACGCTGTATCTTAGCAACAACCTGTACAGCGCTACCGACGGTTCGTTCACGGCGTACTACTGCTTGTTTGGAACCAACGCTGCAATCACCTTCGCTTCTCAGATGACGAAGATGGAAACTCTTCGCGCTGAATCTACGTTTGGTGATTTGGTCCGTGGTCTTAATGTGTACGGTTTCAAGATCATTAAACCCGAAGCGCTTGGTTTGCTGTATTGCCGCAAGTAATTTTATTAACAATTAACCTAGGAGGTTTATATTATGGCTGATCGCGATTTGACGACTACCACTTATTCGGATTTCAATGCGGGAGTTTCTCCGTGGGGAAATGCTGGCAACGGATTCGGAGAAAGTACGGTACTTAAGTTTCACATTGATGTAGACGATATTCAGACGACAGGTGGATATACTATTGGCGCTACTGACGCCTTGCATCTTTGGGACATTCCAATTGGAACTGAAATTAGGAAAGTAATGGCTGTTGTTAGAACTGCCGCTACGGATACGACCAGCACGATTGCTGTTGGAGATACTGATAGTGCTGCTTGTTATTGTGCAGCTACGGCGTTGTCTGCTGCGGGTGTTGTTATTGGTTCTGCGGTTACTACTGATGCTTATGCAATTGTTGGTGGCCGTTTGTACAAAGCAGCCAACATTTTGCATGTTACGTTTGGTACTGCGGTACCTGCTGGTGCAGTATTTGATTTGTATGTTTATGCAACAATGGTAGATTATTAACAAATAGTTAATCTCGGGCGTCCGTGAGTAGGCTACACGCTCAGTCTCATGACGCCCTTAACTAAAGGAGTTTTATTATGTCGAGACATGAAAATTTTAGTGTAGGTAATCTTACCGTAGAAAAGATCCTTAATCCGTATGGTGTACAGCTTGTTCCTGGCCCAAATCCGTCTGGTGCGCAGGATTATTTTGTCGATCTTAATACGGCTAATTCTACGGCAGATGGACTTAGTTGGGACACGGCATTTGATACTATTGCAGAAGCGATTACCGCATCGAATGCATCTATTGGACTAGCATCTAATCGTTGGTGGGCTCGCAGGAATCGTATCTTTGTGTGTGGTGATGGTATTACCGAGTCTCTTACCGTTCTCCCGGAGAAATGCGATATCATCGGTGTTGGTTCTGATCTTTATTCTTTTCCGCGCATTATTGGAGTTCATACTATTGCAGTCGCGAAGGTTGCTTGTCGTTTTATTAACATTGGGTTCCAAGCTACCGGAACAGGCGATCTCTTCGTAGCTCCTGCCGGTTGTCATGGACTTAGCTTTCTTGGTTGTGTTGCAACTCC